TGCTACGTGCATCGCGATCGATCGGCCGTTGTAGTGGTCGTACATGACACCAGCAATCAACCGACCGTCTTTCTCAAGCCCGATCGCCGTAGCACCAGAAAGATCGAACGTCCCGCCAATACGTGCACAGACCCACTCGCCTACCTCTTGGGGGCGGTCCCAGATCACGGTACGCATCAGAGAATGCCGCCCCGTTCCATCACGATGTCCGTGGACACCCACCGGACATCCGTGCCTTGGGTCAGAACAACGACACGAGGAGCGCCGGAATACCCTGTTCCTGAAGCTCCCTGCCAGTTCTTGTAGATGTCGGTCCCGCCCCACAGGCCCACATCCCACACGGCCGAATCCCACGTACCCGCACTCGATGCGGAGAAGGTCAACGTGACAGGAGATGCGTTGATGTCGAAATCCACGTTGACCGAGGCTTGGGCATTGGGCTGTCCGTTGGCCCGGAATACAGGCCTCAGCATCGTGAAGCGTTTGCGGTTTCCCGGAGATTTGAAGTAGTTGAACGCCTGCAACCCATCGGCCGTGATGATCGAGCCGTTATCCGTGTTTCCCGTAAACGCGAGGCCTACGAATCCATTCCCACCGAAATACGCCTGGTCCTGGAAAAGACCCCAACAGTTAGCCGCCCATCCCGTGAAGTTGCACCACGCACCCGTGAGGGTGTTCATCACATACTGCTGTTGTGAACCGACCGAGATCGGGACGTTCAACAACAGAAGGTTGTTCTTCGGGTAGTTCAGCAGTTGCCAACCGAAATTCGATCCGTAACTTGTAATCGCAGTGCTGATCGCGTACTGAATCTTTGACGACAGGGCCGAGCGAAGGTCGATGCGATCCGATTGAATCGCTTTGGATAGAGGAAACACTCCGTCCTGCGAGATCACCAAGAGATCGCCGCCCCACTTGTACAGGCATCGATTCCCCACCGGAGAACCAATCCGGTACAAGCCCTTCATCGCCCACGCAGCCAGAACGTCAGTCCCGCCGTAGATGAGGATTTCACCGCGAGAGGACGCAAACACGAGGTAGTCATCTACCCCATACCCGCCGTCAATCGTCCAGGTCGAAACAGCTACAAGCGACCCGCCGAGCTGGAAGAACGCCGACAGGTCAAACGCACTCGCTGCGCCTTGAATGGACCCAATAGGTAGGTAGTAGGCCGTGAGGGAGTTCTTCTTGATCCCCCAAACTCTCTGCTTATGCAGGGTCAGGTCAATCCAGTTCGACGTGTCCGCGACGGTGATGGTGTACGTCCCGCCATCTGCACTCCAGGTCGTTCCGTCGTAGTACCGCATCTTGTCGGCACCGTTGACGGCCATCAGGAAGTTACCCCCTGACGTTTCCATGTTGATGTACTGGAAGCGGGAGTTGGTCAATCCAGAGACCAGAGCCGCACCTGTCGCACCTCCCGACGTGCACTCATAGATCGATCCACCGGCGACTCCAAAGAGTTTGGTCGTGCTCGTTCCGGCGAAGGAGAACAAAGTCTCAACCTGCGCAGACCCGAAGCCCGTGGCGAACTGGCTATAGCCCTGTCTGGCCTGGAGATCAGTGGTCGCGGGGAACCAATTGGTCAGATACACCGCATCTTGCGGGGCCATCTCACCGATTGAGTCGCGCGCATTCCATCCCCCCACCGGAGCCGGGAGAGACGCCGATGTAGAGACTTGCCGACCGAGCATGTCAGCTTCCGTAGCCAGTGTCCGGCACCTGGTCGATGCCGATCAACACTTCCGCCAGACGAGGAGCCATCGACAGTTTCGGAGAGCCATGGTCGTTGGCCTTGGCAATGCTCAGATGACGGTTGAAGTCCGCCAGAGCGTAGTCGTAGGTGAATCCCTTCGCCCTGAGATACAAGTATTTGATTCCATCGATCATCAATCGATCGGGGAACGCGCAAACATCCGTGTCGGCCTGGAACGTGGAGGTGGCCGTGGTCATCGGGTTCACCCAGCCATTTGATTGATACTCAAACCCACAATACTCCGGCGTTCCGAGCATGGGCCAGATTTGGAAGTACCCGCCCATGATCCGATAGCGCAGTCTCGGGCCGGTGGAGATGTAGGAGGACTTCAGGAATTGCCACTGTTGCGCCGTTTCAGGCCCGAGCATTTGCCAGCGCTTGGACTTGTCGTAGTGCGTGTTGTCTACTTGTCGGTCGTAGTCCGAAGGAAGCGAATATTTCGTCTTCCCGAACGTGAGAGCCACACCCGTCCCGCTGATCGTGGCGTTCTGCGAAAGCGTGACCTGCGTTCCCGAGTCCACCGACTGGACATAGGTATCTTGATTGATCCCGGTCCCTGTGACCATGTATGTCGTATCAAGACCTGTGGTCGAGGGAATGGAGGTAATGACTTGGCTTGAGGCGGTGACGTTGCCCGTCGTGCTCAGAAACTGAGTGGTGAACCTGTATTCCTTCGAAAGGAATTGCCAGTCGTACTCTCTCTGCAACTCGCCGCCGACAGCATTCGCGAGGGCGAACAGTTGTACAGCGTCCTGCGCCGAGTTCCCCACGACCGATGTGGGAACAGTCAGCCCCAGCTCACCGCACGCGGCTTGAACGAGTTGCAGGAGAGTGAAGGACATCAGATTTCCTTACGGGGACGGCCGGGGCCGCGTTTTTCACCGGCTTGTGCCAATTGCTCGATCTGCGCTCGAAGGTCTGCGATCTCCTGCGCTTGGAGGGCGAGCTGTTCGGCTTGTCGTACTGCCAGACTGGAATCTTTCGCGGCCTGCAGATAGGCGATTGCCTTGTCTCGGAACGTCGCGGGAGAAATTCCCAGCATCATTCCAATCGTGGCGATCTGTTGATCGGAAGCAGAGGCCACCTGTTCGACGGTGTAGAACTTGTAATGTTTCAACTGTTCGGCCTGAGCGGCATTGAGCAGACTCCAATCCCTCAGGAGAGTCCCCTGGAATTGAGCTTCTGCATCTTTGTCGTTCATGAACTGCGCCCACTGGAAGGGGAAGCGCTTCTTGTGATCGTCATTGACGAACGTATCGATGATCGTCGTCATGTCTCCGGGAACCTCGATGCGGACGAAGTCCTTCATCTCCACAACGGGTCGACCTTCTTGGGTCGTGAGGTAGTTGTTTTCCACCGGACGCTGGTAAAAGCGCACGGCAAGTCGGCTATCTGCGTTTTCGGTTTGCATGTCGTTCCTAAGTGTTCAGGGTTGACAAAAGAAAAGGGGCGAGCCCAAAGACCCGCCCCATTGGATGAACCAGATCAGGTGATCTGACCTTGGCTGTGAGGACGATCAATGCAGATGACCGCCTGGCCGCTAGCAGGAGTGCCGTTGGCGCCCCCCGCAATAGCGCCGAGCACCTGCTTACCGTTCACGCCGGTAGACGAGGTCGTAGCAGTCGCCTGCCAATAGACCTTGTCGCCCGCAGCCACGGTGCCGCTGATGTTCGCCACGGCCATGCCGCTGATCTGATACCAGCCGTATTGATTGGCGACGTTGGCCGACATTGCCACGGCCAGAGGACGTCCTTCGTTGGCCGTACCAGCCCAACGAACCGTCGCCCCTTGGGTCGTGTTGTAGCTCACCCAGTCACCCACAGCCGTCGAAGCAACGCCCGTGAGGTAGACGAATTCGCCCTGACCATAGGTCGGGTCGGTGGCCACAACGATCATCCCCAGAGGATGGTTTTGAGTCGTGCTGGTGTTGGCGATGGGCTGAACGCCCAGGATCGGGTCTTGAATGACGTATGCCATGTCTTTTTCTCCTTAGGCGATCAAAACGCCTTGGAACTGAGCGCCTCGGCAGGTCAGGTTGCCCGCCCAGCCGATCAGCTTCACGATGGCGTCCTGGTTGACGGCTTGACGCTCGCCACCAATCGGCACGAAGTTGCGATCCTTGTGAGGACGCAGGCTGATGTAGTTGGTGTTGAGCATCCACATGTGGCTGGCCGTCGCTTGAGCGCCGATACCGCCACCGAGCACCACGTCCATCGCCGCACCGCCGCCGTAGAACTTCAGCGAGGCGAAACCGGCCGCAGCCATCTCGGGATCGGAGACCTTTTGGATCGCTTGCAGACTGGACACGTAATACGAGTAGTACGTGTTGTCGCAAACGGCCAGGTCAGTTTTGTCATTGCCGCGAACCATCTTGATCGACAGTTGCGTCATGTAGTTCTGGATGTTGGCCGCAGAAACTGCCGCCCCACCATCCGTCGTGCCGGAGAACTTCTGCGAACGCCAGAACGTCCACACCGAGCGGTCGATACCGCCATAGGTGCCGCTCGTCGGGCTATCCGGGACAGCCGCCGCCAGACCCGTGATGTTCTTGCCCGAGTTGCCCGTCCCATCGAGGTAAAGGTCACCGTTGATGCGGTTAATCAACTGCTTTTCGGCCACCATGATGCGGCCTTCGAGCAAGTCGATGATCTGCTCCTTGGACGAGTTCTGGAGCATTTCCAGGCCCGACATCGTCACCGCCGCCGCGTACTGCTGGATGGAGAACTGCGCAGCAGAGATCGGGCTGTTCGGGCTGATGTTCAGCACCTCATAACCCGAATACGAGTTGACGTTGGAGGTCGAGCTGTCGGTGTACGCCAGTTCTTCCAGGATCACGTTACCGCCACCGAACGGGCGGACATTGCCCTTTTGCTTCAGTCGAAGCAGCAGGGGGTTGTTGTTCAGGACGTTGTCCGCCAGCTCACCGGAACGGGATTGAATGGTGGTGGCAACGATGTCCGTGATGGCGCTATTGGCGAATGCCATTTGATGCTCCTAGGGACGATC